ATTTGAACCATCACACTCTAAGAAACCTGTTGGCACTGAAGAAGAAGACCATGGCACAATAGTTGCCGTAGGAATTCCTTCGATACCTGTAAGGTTTGCACCAGAAAAATCGTATTTTGTTGCTTCGTAATTTGACATATTCTATTTCTCCGTATAAGTCCATCCAACGTTTGAACCAGAATAAACTAATCCAAAAGCTGCACCTTCAGTGTTAACTACTAAATCTGATGACGCATTTGCTATTTTAGAACTGTTTCTACCCACAGTCAACGCATTGCTGTCAAACGTATATCTTGAATCTACAAAATGTACTTCATCACCAACTGCTGGTGATGCTGGTAGCGTGATTGTTACAGCTCCACCATTTGTTTCTACAAATAATTTTGCTCCTGCTTGAACAGTTTCAGCTGCTGAAACAGTTCTCCATTTTCTATATTCATTTGCTTTTACTACATTTGTTCCATCAGCGTAAAGAACATAACAGTTACCTTCACATAAAAGCACACCTGAACCAGATGCAGTTTTAAAAGTTAAAGTGTATCCAGCATGATCAGTGCCATCTATTACATTGTAAACTTTTTCTATGCTATCAGGAACAGTTACATTTCTATTCGCTGCTAAAGTTCCCGTTAATTTTATTGTAGCATTTCTCGCATTAGAGATAGCTGCATTAGACATTGTAAGGGCGACATCAGATGATGCTACATCAATTGCTTCATAACCAGCAACTGCTTGTTGAACAAGATTTAAATTGGTATTAGTTATATCACCCCATTGACCAGCTTTCTCACCTGTCACCATCAATTCTAGTTTCAGGTCTGTTGAATAACTTGATGCCATAATTTTTTATCTCCTTATTGTTTGTATTTTACCTTAATTAAGCAGCCCTATCAACCTCAGTCCAACTATTATTTACTCCAGGATTTATCTCTGACCATGCAGTTACATTAGTAGATCCCGCTGACAATGTTGCTTGAATTCCATCGACATTTGTTAATCCATTTGCAGTTACTGTTACTGAT